TGCAACACTCGTTTTACTTGATCGCGCAATAAAGTCCATGCATATCGTGTTTGAATGCGTTGCACCATTTTAACCGCTTGATCTTTCGACACGTTGTCAATCGCGATACCGTTTTTATTTCCAGTTGTAGGTGTTGTTGTCGCTGTATTGGACGATGTTGAACTAGATGCTCCAGTTTTTAAACGGTACGCATAAAAATAAGGACATCCGGCCATCACCCATCGTTGATCGTGATTAGCAATGATCGTAGTCATTTTCCAACCAGTACATTCAATCCAGTTTTGATTATCTAGTGCTACGCCTGTATGACCGCCTGCTCCTGCAGAATAACCCTTTTTACCCCAAATAATTACATCGCCGCGTTGCATTGGAAAGTCTGTATTTTCTGCGATCTTTTCATACCCTAGCTTTAGAAGATAGTCATGTAGCGTTTCAGTGCTAGGAATATATCCATAATTAAAACCACCAGATTCACGCAAAATACGATAAACAGCTCCTGAACAGTCGCATGTACCATCTGTGTAATAACGAGAACCATACATGCTGTAGTAGCAATTATTTACAAATTTTTGAACTACAGCTAATCCTTTTTCGATATTAATAGCCATTATTTTTTCTCCTCTTTTTCTTCTTTGATGTTTTCGATTTCTTTTGGTTGAGGTTGCAGACCAACATTTTTATCATCTGATTTTTCGTAAAGTTCCTTCGCTTTTTTCATATCCATTTTTATTTTTCCTCCTTTTCAGACGTATCTTTCAGTTTAGAAAATCTATCTTTTATCCAATCAGGAAAAGGCACGCCTAGTTGCCCTAAGTTTTCAACAATTGAAATACCATAAACTGCAATGTAGAAGAATACAAAGCTTGTCGCAATTGCTTCAAATCCCATTATTTTTAAATATGGATAAGCAACAATTACTAAACAAATAACTAATAGATGCTTAACAATTCCTAGTAATCCTTTCGTACTATTCCCTTCTTTGACAAAAAAACCTTTGCATAATCCAGTTACGATATCCCCAAAAACAAGCCATACAAAAACCTGTAAATATCCATTACTCAACAAATTCTTAAATTCATGTAGTAAAACTCCGTTGTCTAAAATCACCAATTTGTACCACCCTTCCTTAGAATTGAAAAGCCTCGTCTGAAAACGAGGCTAAAAAAATAAGCCTAAAAGGCTTCTCCAGTAATTCTTTTAAACTGTTCTTCAGAAATACAATCAGGAACAAACTCCCTTACTTGCTTCGTTGTGAAGCAACCCCAATCAAACATCATCTTAACGTCTGTGTAAGTGAACATTATTCAGCACCCCCAATTTGCGTTTTTAGCGTTTCAATTTCTTTATTGATTGCCACATCATTCAACATCAATTTTGCATTCAGTTGCGCCATCGAATCAGTTTTTGCAGTTAGTGCTGCATTGGATTCTTTTAAAGCTGTATTATCAACTTGAAGTCCTGCAGAAAGATTTTCCAACAATTCAAGTTTCTTAGAATAATCTTGTGTGACTGCTTCTTCCCATTTATTTTCAGTAAAGTTGAAGAATTGAGATTGTTCATTTTCTAATCCTTCAAGTGGTTTTACCTCCACAAACGGCAAAGCTGTAGGAAAATCAGCCGCTACCTCATGAATTTCAAAGCCGATCGGATAAAGAACTTTGTATATTTGTTTCATTGATTATTCCCCCTATAATTTATTTTTGGCTAAGTACGTGACTGTTCCAGCGTACCAGGTATCTTTTGTTAGAGTAGAATGCGCGGTTAAAGTTGCACCGCTTGCAGTAATTTTAACCAAACTTGTAGTTCCGCCAGTATTAGTTAAACCAAAATACTGACCTTCCGATGTATCTGCCTGAAAGTCTGCTGCGATCCCCCAAATGATCGATTGATCTTTAGCAAAATCTTTGTCTGCTCGCGTTTTGAAGTTAAATACTACTTGAACCACATCGCCGTAGCGTACAAAGGTAATGTAGCCACTAGCAACTTCGGAAGGAAAATCTGCATTGGAATATTTTCTAGTAACCACTCCTTTATGAGTGAGAACATTATTTCCTTTTGACTTTACACCGTCCTGAAAACTTTTGACACCTAAAATAGTTTCATTTCCAGTTGTTTTAACCAACGCACCGTCAACACCATCAATCGCCTGCACATGAGTTTTTAGGTATTTAGCAACTCCATCTTCTTTTAGTTGTACAATATCCGACATTAAACTTCGCCTACTTTCTCAAATGTAATATTATTTAATCCGTCTAACTTAGTCTTATCCGCAGCCGACATCAGTCCATTTGTTGAAGTTGTCGCAACAGCAGTCGTAGTAGCATTTGTTCCAGGATCACCCTTGTCACCTTTTGGAAGAACAAAGTTGAATTTTGCAGCTGAAGTCGTACCTGCATTGGTAACTGAAGCAGTCGTTCCACTTGTTACGGTTCCTACTGTGATTGTGGCGGCATTTCCCGGATCACCTTTATCTCCTTTGAGTAATGTGGGTTTGCCTTCGATTGCCTCCCAATGTGATTGAGGATAGACCTGCGTACCATCCTGTTTTACTTTTACAATGTCTGTCATTTATTTATACCTCCCCTACCTTTTCGAACGTCATACTCGGAATCTTAGAGTCTGCATAAGCTTTAGCGCTTTGATAAGCTTCAGATGCTTTTTCGTCAACATATTCTTGGCTCACCCCGCCGCCTTCACCGCCGCCAGTAGCTGAAATCACCCCAGTGTTGCTAATGCTGATATTGGCACCAGCCGTATAGTTAAATTGAGGATCAGCGCTTAAAGTGCCGTCATCGTCAATAGTCAGACGCTCTCCAACCCTAATGCCACCTTTTTCTTCAGCCGATGCGGTTGGCAGATTGTATTCTTCACCGGGCTCGATCACTGCGCTGATAACTCCATCTGCATCAATATTGATGTTCTGTCCTGCTGAATAGTTCTGGAGAAAATCAAGCTTCTGTTTCATTTCAAGAGTAAAGTTGTAATCAGTTTGCTTTATTGCAGATAGCTTTCCTGTATCGTCAATGGTTAATAGGTCACCGAGCTTAACACCGCCAAGCTTATCTACCCCCGCAATCGGCAATACATAATCTCCGGCACCACTGTTTAAAATCTTTTGATACATCTCAGCAGTAATGATCCCGTCATCAAACTCATTGGCGTAAGGTAATTCAGTAATGACATTACCTAGACCGAGATCTTCTTTTGTAATGACTACTGCTCCAACTTTCCCGTTTACAGACAACACTTTCGATTGACCAGAGATTATTTTTTCAAGTCCGATGACTGCTGAGATGTGAGTAACTGGAAAGAACTGACGTTGAACTCCTGTTTTTTCATCGGTTTCCATCATGCGTTTTGCTTTAGCCATTAAATCACCCCGACTTTCTCAAGAGTGAATACGTTCTGTTTTGGATCATCAATAGTTGCAATCACCAGTGCACCTTCTTCGATTGGGTAATTAATCGAGCTGACTTTTTCGACTTCGTGATTATCTGAGAATTGATCATCCTGTAAAATGTCCACAACTTCGATTTCACCATATTCAATTGTGAAAAGGGCAGCTCTGAGTTTTTGATATAAGTAATCTGCATCAGCCAACAATCGTTCCGAAATAGAATTGTGCCGTGTTCCTTGAATATCCACACGAGCATCCATCAACTCCGCCAACATCGTTCCTCCGGGATCAATCCCTTTCAGGATGTCTTTGATTGATTCAAACCAAAGAAGGTAATCTGATTCTTGACCTGCTCGCCACGATTCAAATGTTTCTTTTTGATATTTGCTCCAAGTCTCAAACTCTTTCTTTCTATCATTCATCCAATCAGTGAAGTCACCCTTGTTTTCATTAAGGAAAGCAATCATGTCGATGATCAAATCTTCAACGGTCTGCCAATAAGACCCCATTTCACCTTCTGTTTTTGAAACAGCACGAACAACAAAATAAGTGAAGTCTTGAGTGGTAGCAATCAAATCGTCGCCTTTGTAAAAGGCTAGGTTTGCCGTTTGTTTATGAATTGCCTGCATCGAATACTCATCGAACGTGTACTGTACTTTACCGTTCTTCGCATCGATGATTTTTGCTGATCGTTGCACCGCAGAGTCATTAGTCAAAATTGCTTCAAAGTAGCCTTTACATCCTGTCAGGTCATATGGTTTACCATTCTCAGTGATCAGGGCTTCCATGACTTCTGAATTCCGGTTACCATTTCGAACTGTCATAATGCCAACATAATTGAAGCTATCAGTTGTGCTTAGTGAAACGTTCCATTTTGCCATATGTTCATCACTCCTTTCTCAAAATCAGGCGGGATACAAATAGATGCGATTTGATCAGAGTCAAAAAACTCTCGATTGTATTCAGCGACAATCTCACCTGATTCAGCGTTTTGTTCATAAGTTTGAATGCGATCATTTTCTAGCCCCCTGATTACACCTGTGTGCCCAAAGGTTTGTGATGCGCACCAATTTGCTACCTTTGCTCCGCGCTTCCAATTAATAATCGCTCCGACTACTAGTTGATCGTAGCTGGGTTCTTCGATTACTGACCAAAGATAAAGCGGCCATTGGTAAGCAGAACCAATATCAGCAGCAGAAAAAACATTTCCATGTCTCACCTTGATTTCATACTTCGTTCCAGCTCCCATATCTGGTCCAATCATTACACCAGCGTATTCCGCACTAAGCGCATAACATTGATGATTGCCAACTGGCTGATTCATCAAACTTTTTAAATGATTCAATCCTTTTCTATCTATCACGCAATCACCTCTATTTCTTCGCTCTTGCTATACATACATCGCCACCATTTAATAACCAACCAAACGACATATCTACGCGTCCTACTCCGACACCGCCAGATTGCATTCCGCCCATCTCAATGATGGATGTAGTATAGCCGTGCCAATCCTCGGCTAGAATCGCAGTATGTCCATTTGATCCAGCTCCGCCGCCTTGGTTTACAATCAACACGTCTCCGGCTTTTCCTTGGCTTTGAGGAATCTCAGTAAGCCAGTTTCTAGCTCCTCGTGCATCACTTGTCATTGATCCTGTATACCAGCCAACTCCCGGAGGTGTGCGATAGCCGGCTTTTGTTAATACCAGCCAAACGAACGAAGAACAATCGGCATAACCATTTCTATCAGGATTTTCAACAGAACCAAATTGTGTTCTCAATGGCATAGAATAATGAAAATAACCTAATAAACTTTTGGCAGTAGACAAAATACTTCCACCGCCACCAGATGAAATTTCTAAATCCTTGAACTTGTTGTACCAAGTTACTGCCCAACCTTGACGTTCAGGATGTGTGTTTGCTGGACGTTCATAGTTTCTTTCAAAGGCATACGCTGCTTGAGAAGGATCAGTGATTGCTTTGAATGCTGCTTGAGTAGTTGGTTGAACGATTCCTAACCACTGGCCGTTGTACATCGTCCAATCTAACAACTTACCTTGAGCTGCCATTGTTCGATAATCCTCTGTGATACCAGCTGCAGCCATTAAACGTTGGACATAGGTCCGGCCATCGTAAGTAGGAGAACCAACAAGAGGATAAGCCGAGCCATCCCATTGAACAATCCCATAGGCAGGTCCGCCAATTTGAGCAATATCCGGATTCATGGAAACGCCAGCTTCACCTTGTACATTACCCAAGATACCTGCAGCTGCTGCTTTGGAGTAACCTTTCGATAGTAGTATTACCCAAAGTTCCCAAGCGAACTTGTCGGCTTGAGAAGTGACTCCTGGTGGGTATTCTCCGTTCCAGTTCCCTCCCGGATCAGTACCGCCACCCTGACCAGGAAACACTTCCTGACCTTTGATGGTTAGTTTGCCTTGAACATCTAGATCACCAAACACTCGCAACTTGCCTTGAATATTCATATCACCGTTATGAATAGTGGTTCCGTTTGCGAGCATGATAAATCCTTTGCCTTTATTTGGTGATATTAAAATGTACTTCCCGCTGCCTTCAGTTCGGATTACCAGTGCGTTATCAGGAATTGGTGTTGGCGTTGAAGCATCAGGAAATGGATTGCCGGCAGAGTCCGTTGTTCCGATCGTTCCAATTTCTTTGCTACCACTCCAAAACTGCATCCCTTTTTTTGTCAGTTCCATTATCTTTTTATTGCTGTTTACGACCTGCAAAGCACCTTTTACTAGCTTTAACTGATCACCAACAGCATTAAATGAAGTTTCAAAAATATCAGCCCTAATACGTCCAGACTGGATATAGTTTGCATTGAAGTTGCCGTCAATTGTCCATGCAGTCTTGAAATTCGCTTCGTTGAAATTACCATCAATGAAACCTATCCCTTCAGAGTTAGCTACAAGAAAATGATTAGAAGTAGTAATCGAGTCACCATTCATCCAAACCATCTGATAAGGCTGCCTTGAAGTTCCTTTTCCTGTATCGGAAGGGTTCATCATAATGATTGAACCGCCTTTTGCTCCTCGGATAATATCAGATTGAAACTTGGACACTTCGGTAGATTCATAAAAGGTCATTTTGGTGTCATCCAGAGTCTGCAAGGAGTTCTGAACGTTAGACGCTTGACGAGTAGCAGAATTATTCAAATTGTCGCCTAATCCTGTATCGACTTTTCCGGTTAAACGATTAATCTTCACGCTGAAAATTCGCGTTTCATAGTGATAACCGCGATCTTCTCGATGAATGCGTATAGTATTACCTAACTTATCCGCGCCAAAAATGGTCGACTTGAATTGAACGAGTGGCCTTGAACAATTCACTAGTTCTTGATAAGTGAGCTGGATCAATTCAGTCGGTTCCTCGCAGTTTTCAAAAATGACGACTTTTTCACGCTTGCGACGCTTTCCGTTTTTGGTTGGAATACCGTATTTAGCTGTCATTTCTGGAATTTCCAAATTGATTTGACCTGTCGGTTTGTTGAGCGGATCACCTTTTGACTTAGACCAATAGACTTGATCAAACTCAATACGGCGACCATACCCGTTTCCGACTTCTTCCCCTTTGCCTCTCCCGATTAAAGAGGTAAATAGATTGCTTCGATCGACTTCCTTTTCAATCGTTAGAGCCTTATCACCGTAATCGTACCGTTCATTACTGTACTCACCGATTTGTCTATGTACTTCAATCCACTTGTCAGTGATTCCTTCACCAGTAAGATTGCATTTAAAAAGAATCTCGCAACCCAAAGTTTGGAGCATTTTCAGTGCTTCTCGAACACTGCAGTAATAGAAATTCATTGAGACTTTAGGAAGCGTCGAGTCCAAATAACCAACACGCCACTCTCCTAGCGTATAGTCAATGATTCGTTGGATAGTTTTTTGAAAGAACTCATTCGCAGGTCGAATATCATTGATGATGTAACCTTCAAGCTCATCAGGTCCGAAATTAACCCCAGTAAAGATTAATAGTGAACCTGGATCAGCAATCCCTGCTATTTTGTACATAGAAAAAGACGACTCGCTTTCGCGAACCGCCATATAAACTGCATCTTTAATTTCTTCGTCAAACTCGGTACTGACCGACAGTTTGTCATTGATCAACTCTTCTTTGTTAGGTGTGATTTCCATTTCTTGAATATCAGAAAATAGATTTTCTTCACCTACCACTTTGATCAGTTTTTGATTGTCATCGAAAAAGTAAACATCTTTGTCGAAAACTCCCACTATAACCACACCCCTCGATATTTAATCAAAGGAGTCCCGTTGTCACTTTTGACTACTTCTCCAGTTCGCACAGTGAAGCTTTTAAATGGGCTAGTAAGATCAAGCACTCTTGATTTATTTTCCCCATTGATTAAAACTTTCCCCTCACGAATTAACATTTCAACGCGATCCCCTTTTTTTAAGGCTGCATTTGAAATGCTAATTATTTGTCGACCGTTCGTCACTTTGACGCTGTTGTCTTTTGATGCAGTAAAGCTTATTGAATCTGGAACAGAGTCGTAAGGAAGATACTCGAATATTTCTCCGTTTGTTTCAAATTGTCTTGAATACTTTCGCGGATCTGGACAAGTAATTGTGTAACTAGAAACTACGCTGTCAGTATTCCCTGGAACTTTTTCTGCAGCAGAGTAGCGGCCATAATAGAAAGTGTCGAGTTCATCATTAAAATGAATCTCGACATCTTCTTGTTTGTATAAAATTCGCATCAGCTTTTTGAAGCTTCGCTGAAACTCAACTGGATTAGACTCTGTTAGTTTGTAGTGTATTATCAATGAGCGTTCAGGTAAACGCTGTGCTGATATATGAACCCCTACATTCTTCTTCTCGGATTCCAAATCAAGTGACAGCATTTCGCGACCTTCCACGAATAGTGTCTGGTATCCGGGAATAATTTTTTCAATCATTGTACCGCCGTATATCATCGCAGAAGTCGGAATCCACGATTTGTAAGCGGGTCGTTTCGTTGTGTCTCTAAATTGATACATTGGATTTTCCCATTCTTCCACGCTTCATCCTCCTTCTAAAATAGTAAGTTGAGATCTGCTACATCTCCTTGTTCGTCTGAAATATCCTGAACAAACGCACTAAACTCTTGCTTGCCTAAGCGAAGTTTAATTACAGCTGGTTGTTTCGTTGACTGGTTTTCGTTTCTCGTGACAGTGTGCTTCACCCCTAGACTTGCGTTTAAATTGGCAAGCGCAGGAATGTCTAAAACTGATGCCATCGCGCGATTAATCTCATCCTGTCCAGAGTAAATCCCTGTTGAGATTGTTCCGCCAAAATTCAACTTATCTAAATCGCTAAGTGGTCCTTCTTTAGCTGGAGAGAATGGTAAATATTTACGAACTTTTGAAACAACCGCATTGATAGCCTTAGCTGGCAAACTAATTGCTGACCAAATTCCATCAGCAATCATCTTGACCAGATTCCAACCGGCATTTTTGAAAGTGGAGAAAAATCCTCTAACAACACCGATCACCGCTTCTAAAGCTCCAACAACAATTCCGCCGAGTCCATATAAAATTCCAGACGCTGCTTCCACCATTCCTTCCCAAGCCATCGACCAATCCCCTGAAAGTATACCGAGAATAAACTTGATCAAACCTTGGATTACTCGTAAAGCTCCTTCGATCACTGCCGAAATTGCTGTCCAAATCCCTTCGGTTATTCCTTTAATCGCAGTCCATACTCCAACAACGATGCCTTGAATCACACCCATAGCATTTCGAATAAATTGACCGATTTTTCCATTCCAAATCGTATTTACTGCAGCAGCGATTTCCTCGTTATTAGCTTTCCACCAAGCAACGACACTGCCAAAAATTCGTTGGATCGTGTTTGATACGGTTTGAACAGCAAATGAAATTGTATTTTTTATAGATTCCCAAATCGTTGTGACAGCATTCCGAAAACCTTCGCTGGTGTTCCAAGCAAAAATAAACGCTCCAACCAATGCAGCAATGATCGCGATTACTATTCCAACCGGTCCTGTTAATGCAGTAAATACCCCACCTAAAGCTGGGAATGAAGTGGAGAGGAATCCAACTGCAACTTTAAGCTTTGCGAACCATACGAGCATTGATCCTCCGACAAAAAGCAGAGGGCCAATCGCAGCTACTAAAGCAGCGATCGCCAGTGCCATTTTTTGAATAGGCTCCGGTGCATTAACGAACTTTTCAACTAATCCGCCAATTGTATCCGCAACACCTCGAATTGCTGGTGCCATGATTTCTTGAATTACTATTGCAGCAGACTCAAAAGCCCCCATCATTTGTTCAATAGATGAGTTCATGTTGTCTTGCATTGTCCGAGCCATTTCATCAGCAGCACCATTTGAATTCTTTAATGAGTTGGTTAATTCATTTATTGCATTTGGTCCCTTTTCGATTAATGCCATCATTCCTGATAGCGATTCTTGCCCGTAAAGAGTCACTAATGCGTTTTGCTGTTGTTCTGGTGTTAATCCTTGGAAAGCGTGTTGCAACATACCAATTTGATGCTCCAGTGATTTCATATTGCCTTCAGCATCATAAAAACTCAAACCTAACTCATCCATTTTTGCGATCATTGGATCAGTCGGTTTTGCTAAACGAGATAAGGCTCCACGAAGTGATGTCCCTGCTTGTGATCCTTTAATACCAGCATCAGACATGATACCAATCGCTGCGGATGCCTCTTCAAGCGAAATTCCCATCGCATTTGCTACTGGAGCGATATATTTCATCGCTTCTCCCATATCTGCAACCTCAGCATTCGTATCAGCTGCCGCACGTGCAAACACGTCCGCAACATGACCTGCTTGACTTGCCTCAAGTCCAAATCCTCGCAACGCTGTTGCTGCATTCTCAGATGCCAAAGCCACATCGCCACCAGAAACAGCTGCTAAGTCTAAAAGACCAGGCATGGCGGCCATGATCTCATTTGCATCAAACCCTGCAGAGGCTAGGTTTTCCATACCTGCTGCGGATTCTTTCGCGCTGAATGCCGTTTTCGCACCTAAATCGATTGCTTGTTGTTTCAGTTGTTCAAAAGAATCACCAGTCGCCCCAGAGATCGCTTTTACACGACTCATTTGTTCTTCAAAATCTCCACCAATTTTAGCAGCAGCAACACCAGCGCCAAGTATTGGCACTGTGAGCAGTTTTGTCATCGACTTCCCTGCGCTTTGCATTGTAGATCCGACAGCCATCATCATACTATTTGAGTCTTTTTCGAAGGTTTCGACAGCAGATTGAGCATCCTTGAATGTCTGGACAAATCCGCTATCGGTCGCCTTCAGGTAAGCCTCAACTGAAAATGTTTCTGCTATATCGTCCCCCTCCCCTCTCTAAACTCGCGAAGGTTCTTAGCAATTTGCTTCAATTCATTGATTCGTTTTTCGTCCAATTTACTTTTATGAAAATCAGTACCCTCTAAGGCCTCATTAATTCGTTCTTCGTAATCATAAAAATCGATGAACTCCTTATAAATCGCGTTGCCTTTTCTATCTCTAGCCCTTACAGAGTTATTTAAAAAGGCTTGCTCATGACGCTTCATATCCTCGTCAACTTGAGAAAGCTTGAAAGCAATCATTCGCAATTCAAACTCTCGCAGAGTCATTTGGTTGATTTCTTTGAACGACTTGCATCCTAAAAAACGAAAAGCATTAACTGCTAAATCTTCGTAAAACTCACGACTTGTTTTTTTTATTTTTGATTTTTCTTCTCCGCTTCCTTGACCGCTTTTTCCGCTTGTTTGTTCAGTTTTTTGACCATTGCTTTGGTCAAGTCCTGCTTTCCCAACTCATCAATCAACTGATCTGATAGTTTTTCGATATCTTGAGTCATCAACCACGCCTCTACCTCTGATTGACCAATTTTTGCATTATCAACCTGTAAGGCCATAATTATGTTTCTGATAACCACCGGGTTGTATTGACGTAAGTAAACAAGACATGAACTTACTCCCATACCGAATCTTGCACCGCCATTTTGGACTTCGTATGTACGGTCTAGGGCTTCGATGGCTCCAATGGTGAATTTCACTTCGATAACTTTTCCGTTAATATCAAGATTCATGGTTTTCCTCCTAAAATAAAAAGGCTAGGCGTTTGCCTAACCTTGTCCTGATTCTTCTTCACTACCTGCAGTAGTATCTCTAAATGCATATTGCGCTTCTTCAATGACTTTATCTGAAACAGTCGCATAGCCTTTAACCGGCTTCCCTTCAATTGTTGCCTCTGTCTCGATTTCGTCCAAATCTTCAACGTTCGAAGGAACACTCCATTTTCCGACTTTACCGCGAGCGTATCGAGCAGGGTATTTTCCTTCCTTTTGGACTCCTTTTAAATCAACATCCCAAAATTCTACTGTAGCGCCATCCTCAACAGCGCTCAGCATGTATTCATTTTCGTCATCACGTGACGCTAATCCTTTCAATGATAGCGACACTTCTAACCCGCCTGATGTCGGCACAGCACCATCTTTTGTCTGTTGTGACTTGCTATCGCGTGAGTATTCCCATTTATGTTCAATCTGATAAAGCGGCTTTGTCGCAGCTGCAGAATCAGCTTCGTCTAAACGACGAACTAATAAAAGCTTGTCTTTACCTTGTATTGCTCCCATTAATATTCCTCCTAGTAAAACTGCATCTCTAACGGAATTATTCCATGCCAGAGTGCAGTATTTGTTGATTTATCCGGTATCATTTGCGGTTGAGTTTGGTTATTAGATATCTTCCAGTTGAAATGGGTTGTTTTTCTCAGATTGCGTACCTTCGAAAGAATAGCTCCCTTCATGTCTGAAACTTGCTTTCGTTCAGTCTGCAAACCATAAATGTGAACCATTAGCTGCACTGATCCAAAAATAATTGTCTTTGTAGCTTTAGGAAGCTCTTGCGATTCTCCTAAGTAAACGAACGGATAGTCTGTACCGTCCGATGGTAAATAATCATAGGTGTCATAACCTAATTCTTCGCAAATTTTGAACACCTCATCGTATAGTTCCTGATCTGGTTGATTCATTATCAACTCACCAACCTTCTCATATCAGACATGAATTTTAACTTCTGGTAATTAAACGCTGGCCTTACGAATGGCTGAGCATCCATAAACCTTGTACCAGTTTCCAAGTAAGGTGCATATTCTGTATGTGGCATGACCAAAACAGAGAAACCTGCTTCTTGGATTTTCATTGTAATTGATCGCCGGGTAGCTCCTGTCGGTTTAACAAACTCACCATTATGATAATGACCTTTAAACTCTGCTCTCTTTTGCATCCCCTCATTGAGTTCCGCCCCATTGGTCAAAACGACCTTTTTTACATCATCCAAAGTTACTGCTTTATTGAGGTGTTTCATGAGTTGATCAATGCCTTTGTATTCAAGATGAGCCTTCATTTTGAAACCACCTCTTCAACAATAATAGTGTGAAGGTTGCTTGGATGTTGCTCTTTAGTAAGCTGATATGTTTTACCCTCGTACTCGATCTGATCCCATTCAGGTGCAAAAAAAAGAGGCATAGTCCTAATGACTAGTGCCCCCTGTTTAATACTTCCGAAAAGTGTGATAGATTTTTCAACTCCAAGTTCAGTCACATTTGCAGTTGTATCAGTTTTTTTTGACGATTCAAGCTCAACGTGCTTTCCTTGATCAGGATCATACTTGCTCTTTCCTTTTTTTACGAAAGTAATTTCATCTGTATATCTCAATACAATCGAAACCTCCCTCGCTTTTTATCCTCATCGTGCGCCTTTTTCCAATCGCTGATCTCTTTTGAATACTCAGCGAAATCAGAGTCAGGAAATGTCATTGACAAACCTTCCTGCGAGAAAGATTCCATTCCTTCTTGACCAATTCGGTTAAAGCGTTTCAGAGTGACTTCATAAGAAATATAGTTTTTCTCTTTGGGAACCTCTGAAACGCCAAGAAGTTCTGATAAACGCTCTTTTGTGTAACGCTCGATCACTTCCAAGCGATCATCAATTGATCCGCTGAGCTGCTTTCTAAGATCTTCTTGAATAGTCATTAAAACACCGCCTATCCTGCAGGTTGTCCCGTTACTGCGATAGTTGTTGTCAACGCTCCAGAAACAAAGTTAATAGTCGCTGAGCCTTCACCCGCAATCGTACCTTCAAAAGAGCCATCACTTACTTTAGTAACCGTAACAATTGCATCATCGCTAGAAGTTGCTGTAATAGCTGCAACCACTTCTGCAGAATCAGTCGCATCTGCTGGTTCAGGTGTGATCGTAAATGTTTTAGCATCGCCTACCTTACCGGTCCAAGTTTTTTGACTTGGAACGATTCCGGTAGTAGGCGTTACGCTTTTTTTACCTTACCTTTAAGGATCGCAACTTTGTTCTTTTCTGGAATATGTTTCCCATATTTACCAGCACCTTGAATGGCAATACCGTTAAAGTCTTCCGAATCGATTGTACGTGTGATAGAGATGCCAACCCCAGCGATTCCTACACCATCAGCAGAGAATTGAACTGCTTCATCAGTTTGGAATTTTGATTCTGGCATTTCTTCTAGCAAGAAACCTTTGAATTTGTAAATCGATTGTTCATCGATATTAGCAGATGAATTCTTTGCAGTTGTCGCCAACTTGTGATCAACCAAGAAATCATACACATCAGCATTTACGTATGCTACCCAAGGGATATTCTTAGAAACGTTTTCGTTGATAAAAGCTTTGTGAGCACCAGCAAAAAGCTTAGTGACACCTTCTTCAGTCAATTCAAAATCAAGGGTTTTTGATGCAGCTTCTGAAAGAGATTTACCAAGTAATCCGTCAATATACTCAGCCCATGCTATAGCTTGCTCCTCTAAACGTTCAGCAACTACTTGTGCAGGCACATCATTCACAGTGAAGTTATCCACTCCTTCATGAATTGACAATGGTTTTTCGTAAGGAACAGATGTGTCAACAGACTTGATTTCATTACGTGGTCCGAATCGATTCGAGCTACCAGTACCCGTACCAAATCCTACATTTTCATCTTCGCTATATTCCTGCATTACCACTGGTGTATCAGATGTTTTCAAATACATAAACGTATCTTTGTCCTTAACACCATCTTTTACTTGAAGCTTTCCTCCAAAAGCACGTAAAAAGTATGATTTCTTAGCCGTAATTTTTGCAAGTAATCCTGCATATTCCTTTGTATAAACTTTGATTGCCATAATTTATTTCCTCCAATTAGTTGTATTTTTCAGCGATTGCTTTAAATGGATCTGGCTCTTCATTGCCTGGAGTCTTTTTCGGTGTCTCTCCAGTATTACGAGCTACTTCCCAAGCATTACGCTGATCGTTTGTGTACTGGATCAATGCCTTAACATTTTCCAGTGTCTTCTGATCATCATCACTGACGATCATTGTCAAAATCTCTTTGCCAGCGACAAGACCTGCTTCTTTTAAAACGTCGTCGGCTTGTTGAGTTGACTCAGCGATCTTGATTTGAGTTTTAAGACGAGAAATTTCATCGTCTTTTTCTTGTTGAAGTTTTGCAGCCTTTTCTTCCTCAGACAATTCCTTAACGCCTTTTTTGCCCGCATTTTCAAGTTCAGCAATACGTTCCAAAGCTTTGTCAAGTTGAGACTTAGCTTCTTTTTCGGACTTAGTTTTACTGTCTAAACGCTTCTGCAGCTTCTCAACAATTTTGTCTGTATCTACAGGTTCATTATTTGGTTCGGTTGGTTCAGCTGGCTCTGCAGGAGTTGGCTCCGGATCCGCACCTGGTAGCGCAGGTTCAGCTGGTTCGGCTGGTTCAGCAAATAACTGTAGATTAATAGGTAAAAACAATTTTTTCTTTAGCATGGATAGTTCCTCCTTCTCGCATTTTAAGACTTGGGAGTCTCTCTCGCATTTAACGTCTTGGGAGACAAAATAAAAAAGCCCAACTTTATTTAAGGCTTATAAGTTTCTTCCAATCCACTTCTGGTTCGATATTTCGTTCTAATCACTTCAGCCCCCATTTCCTTATACCAGTTAACTGTTTCTTTTAGGTTTGGTAATGTATGGGATAATAACTGAACAGTGACGTCTACTGAGTTTTCACCTGATGCTTTTGTACCAATGGCGACATATGCATAATTACCATTCCAATGATCTCTTAAACCATTTGGACTATTCTCTGCCTCAATAGCTTTTTTATAAACTTCAGCTACATCGGAACTTACGTTAATCTGTATTACCGCTTCGCTAAAATCATTCATTCTTGATCACCTTCTATTTCTGTAAAAGGTTCGTCCTGTACAAAACTCAAATACTCGTACTGATTATTTTCCTTTTTGAAAATAAACTTAGCGACTCTTCCTGTCTTAGTAAACTTTCCACCGACAATATATCCCAAGTTGCCAAATTGATCCGGTTCTCCAAAATGATCCATTGTAAATTTTGCGTTTTCTACTAATTGCTGGTCATCAGTTGTGATTTCGTTCAGCACTTCCTTAATATCATCCAAGAATTTATCTGACTTAATCATTTTTATAACCCTCTTTCTTTCAGGCTCTGTTCCAATGGTTTCCTGTCAATATACGGTGCTGTCGAGCAAACACAATTACCATGCATCGGACTGCAGTTTTGCCCTGGCATCATATCTTTAGTTTTAAATATCCTGCCATTCAATGCAGCACAAATCGGACATGCAGTAGGTTCAGCGATGAACTCATATTCATCGATAGAATATTCAAGATAGCTCTGCTTTTGAATTTCAGATTGAACTCGTGCAGTTTCTGTCCGCAACAAACGTTCTGCTTCATATTTGCTTGATTCGAACTTTTTTCGAAGCTCTCTCGCAACGTCTCGTGGGTTTTTGCCTTGAGTAACTGTTCTAACCATCAATCTATCTAACTCGGCTTTGAGCGCCTCCAGATTGCCCCATATTCGCTCAGAAAACGTTGCTGAATGAAAAGAACTATTTACTACTGCATCTACGACTCTTTTATAGTCATCAAAAAGAGTCATTCCCAAAATCCCGGCTTGTCTAGTTGCTTCGTCTATACCTTGTCTCGTTAATAGATCGGCAGTGTATTTGTCTAAATCGTCAGATAGAGCGATTAATTCAAGCCCAATTTGCGATTTAAGAAGTTCGAGTCGGTTCACTCGCATCGTAACGTTGTAAAGACGTAGCTCATTATTGGCCTTGTCAGAAAAATTCTTTTCTTTGACGTATTTCTTGGCTTTTCGGCTGAAAGATTTGACGTCGTGCTCCATCGAAAGCTTCTTTGCTTCAGTTAAGGAAATTCCTTCCTTTCCGGCAAACCTCTGCCAATTTGCATCGATTTCCTTGTTGATGTTATCGATGGCTTCCTGAAACCTTTTTGCGACTTCTTTTTGCATTTTCTTATCATCTTTAATAATTTGGTCGATGTGTTTTTCTTCGCGTTTTCGCCAATACTCGGAGGATTTCATCTAATCATTCCTTGTTTTTATCAAATACTGGATCGCTCATACCGCTGTTCTTAATTTTTTCAAGTTCAGTGGACACGTCAGGAATCACAGAGAGAACAGATAGAGCTGTTTCTTCACTAGCAACTCCCATCAACATTTGAGCTGTTTCAGCTTCTTCTTTGATATTTTTAGGCTCATTACGAGTGAATTTGTATTCAATGTTTTTCCACTCATCTTTTCGACCTTGCGGAATATTTGTGCCTAAACTAAAAAATAGCTTGTATCGTTTATTCAACGAAGATTGAAATTTTCGTTGAAACGATAAAGCTAAATTGCTCATTGCTTCTAGTTTATATGCTAAAGCTGTTCCGCTGGATTGACCAAAATTCTCATCTGAAATGTTGGCCACCATTGACGTTTGAAAAATTAGTTTCTGTAGTCGATCAAGAAGATGCTCGGTTTGCGCATCACTATCCGGCTTTTCTATAAATTTGACATCGACCTTATCTTCGCTATCCCCGAAGTAATTAATTGTCCGGTTGTCTCTAATTTCTTCAAGATCACCTTTATCGACCTCTGCTCCTAAAAAGGCGAGATACTGATCACTAAAATAATCAACATCATTTGCTTTTTCTGATATAGCTTTGTTAAAAGCATTTTGAAGTGAAACAATGCTCTCAAAAATGCTCATCCGCTCTTCGTTCACATACCATTCAGTTGCTGGTAGGTCTTCATATATTTTTTTGATGTCCTCAGTGAACTTCAAATCAGATTCGGAGCCACCTAGTTTTTTATTCCATTTAAGCGTGTAAATTTCTCCAAAAAGAACATTCTCTTTGTCAATGCCATACCTAACAGCAAATAACGGTTTCTGATCAATTGAATTGTCGTAAACCATAAACATATCTTCTGGACTGTTGTACACGACACAGGTCTCTGCATTCTCATTTTGATAGACAAACTCATAGCAGCGTCCATAAACACAAGCCATTTTGGCCAGTTCTGATTCTTCATCTTCAATATCGTTTAGATTATCAAAGTTTTGTAAAGCTTCTAGGATCGAATCATCTTGATGTGACTTTTTAACAGGAATACCGTTGAAATACCCAGTAAATGTATCCGTGATAAATTTGGTGAAGTTAACGGCCAAACGATTATCTGGTTTGTACTCGTCTTTATTCGGAAGATCAAAGATTTCCATTTGTCCTTTGTACATTTTCATCAGATATTTGTATCGGTTTAATTCTGTTTTATGTTGCTTGATGAATTCCATCACAACTTCTTCGGTAATCTCTTTGTCTTTATCGAGAGTCATGATTTCAGGAGGTTTGAATCCTCCTGTAAATTCTGAAAATAGCATCTACAAACCTCCTTTGAATGATTTGAGTCTTGCTTTGGATTTCAGGATAGTATAAACAAAGTAACGTAGTGCATCACAGGCGTGATCAAACTGCTTAACCGGCTTATCCTCGCCTCGTTCGCCCGCCTTTTCATCCCAAACATATGACGCAAATTCAACAAAAAGATGCTTACACTTGGATGAAAAGAATATATCGTTTTGGTTCATCGCTGTTTGGGTTGCTCTGATTCCATCAAGCACACTATTTTTTGCTTTAACTACTTTGAACCCATCCTCTTTAAGTTGAGCTATGAAAGATGCTGCAGATGGGTCGACAATGACTTTTGCAGATATTTCTCCCAAGAATTCTTTCAACGCTCTGCTGTATTCGGCATCTGTCTTTTGTCTGGATTCATCACGACCAGAATAATAATACTCATCGATGCAGTACCATTTATCACCATATTTTCCCCAAAGCAAAAATACGGTCGCATTTTGCGTACCGTAGTCGATAGAAACATAATGTTTTGAAGGTTGAACACCATTCGGCGGCTCTTTGACCATCGTTCCCTTATCGAAATTATCAAAGATGACACCTTCAGAAAGCACCCACAAACCTCGTATAAACCTATCGTAGAAAACACCAGAGTACATCCTTTTATAGCGATCAATGACGCTTTCACTTAATGATGGATTGTCATCCATTTCAAAATGAATTCGAATAGCCTTCTTTTCAGTGAGCTTGTCAATCCATTCCAGTTTGAACCAATGGTGCGGGCCAGCAGGGTTACAGTTGAACCAGAGCTTTGATCCTTCAACCGAACATCGAGCAGTCGCTTGGTTGACAAATGACTGTGGCATTAGAGCGACTTCATCAAAGAAGAAACCAGCAGCAGTCAAACCTTGGACTAAATCTTGCGATGCTTCATCCTTACCACCAAATAAGAAGAAATAATTGGTTACACCGTTTTTGCTTATTTCAAGAATATTATCAGTTCGATTGTCTTTTACTGCATATCCTCGACCTCGCAACATTCGCTTTAATGGTCGAATTACATTACGGCGCAGTGATCCGATTGTTTTACCAGCCATTCCGAACTGCTCTTCATCAAATGAACACATAGCCCAAATAATGAATGCCAGTGACATGATGACTGTTTTGCCTGCACGAACCGAACCATCACAAATGATCGCCTCTTTGTCTTTGTATTTAGGATTTTCCCACCAAGACAAAACTTGCTTCTGCTTTTTTGAAAATGGCTTAAACTTAAAAACCACTTTCATTTTTGGCTTACGTTTCGATGTCGCCATCAGACCACACCTCCGGATCATTTGCTATTCCTTTGATCGCATCGACAAATCCATCGTCGCCGATTTCATCCTGTTCGACTTCGCCATTCTGGATCTTCAAGCGACGAATCTCGGCTTCGGCTTTTTCTTTTTGCTTATCGAATAAGTCGGCTCTATGATCGTTCATTTCTAGCTCAGCCAGCTGCTTAATTGATCTGGATAATTGATTACTGATCCTGGTCAAAGCATCCTCAATGCGAAGAATATCCTCGATTTTACGGATTTCTTTTTCTTTCATTTCAGTCATAGTGACTTGAGGAACTTCAATAGATATTTTCTTGCCACCTTTATCGGAATCAACGTATTGCTTCCGTCCTCGCAACTCATAGAGTTTTTCTGATTCAACAAGATTTAGACCCTTTTCTGCTTCATTAACACGCTTCATCATTCGATACTTACGCATGGTCAATTCTTGAATATCTTGATTCAAACGATCAGCGAGAGAAAAATCTGCTGAGTAGATGGCCTTCTCATCATCACTCAACAGATCAAAATAAATCGTTTCAAACTCGCCAGTCTTTAATGCATTTTTATTTCCCTTTGGCGGCGAAGCACGACTATTTCCCCGGTTCCCTTTAGCGTTCTCGTTCCCAACTGGAGCACCAATTGAATTGGTAACGTTACTTTTGTCATTGGTAACGTTACTTTTCAAATCATCACTCCATTTATCTATAGATTTCCATTTTCTGATCTGAGAATCGGAAACGCCAAGATCGGCTGCAATATCTTTTAAAAGCTTTTCGCCGTTGGAATCAATCCAGATTAACTTTGCTTGATCACGCCTTGGGTCTCTTTTTCTAGCCATCCATTCACCACCACCTCACAATCAAATAGAATTGAGTTTCGTTTTTCTATTTCTCAATATCTTTAAGCATCAGGTCTGCTTCAATCAGCAGCTTCAAATCGCTGACAGTGTTTAGCCTAATTTCACCTGACTGCAGGTTCTTTAACCATTTACCAAGAGCGACACGAATGATCTTTTTATACTCCTCGATTGATTCTGCCTGCTCTATGGCTTTTTCTATTTCATATTCCAAGTTCTCATCGTTTATACCTTCAAATTTCATTTGTACAAGCACCCCGCGTTTGATAGAATGCTAAAAGACACAGAACTGTGGTAAAAGCACGCGCGTGTGGTTTCTGTGTCTTTGGGGCTTGTGTCCCTGGAAAAAGGGCTGGTGTTAGCGCACCGGCCTCTTTTTTATGAAATTAATTCGGCTTTCTTCCCTGTTGCTTGTTCCCAACGTTCAATGATCACGTCACAAAAGATTGGGTCCAGTTCAAGGGTAAAACAAACACGCTCCAATTGATCGCAAGTCATTAAGGTACTTCCTGAACCACCAAAAAGATCCAAAACAACATCGTTTCTTTTGGAACTGTTTCTAACAGGTATAGCAATTAACGATAGTGGCTTCTGTGTTGGATGATAGTATTTTGTCGTATCATCCCGATTGATACGCCATACCGTCGCTGGTAAATCTTCCAACAGATCATCTTGCCAAACCGTTGTTTGTTTTCGGTCTCCATACCATGCTGGAGCTTCATTTTTCTTGTATGCATAAAAGACCGGTTCATGCTGCCAACGGTACTGGCTCCACCCAAAGGTTGCATTATTCTTCACCCAAATACATTGGGACCGAACCATGATATCAGCAGCGTTCATTGCGTTTTCGAATTCTCTTTGATAAGAAGAACCATGAAAAACATAAATAGCAGCGTTAGGATTCATCGAAACTGAATAGTTTTTAAATACTGCAGTAAGAAAATCATCAAAATCACTGTCTGACATATTGTCATTCATTATTTTGCCGCGACCAGATTCCTGCAATTCTTGGCTATCGGATGAAACAGCCACATTATACGGCGGATCGGTTACAACAAGGTCGGCTTTATTTCCTTGTAGTAACTTGTCGATGTCTTCCGATTTAGTTGCATCACCACACAGAAGGTAGTGATCACCTAACTTCCAAAGTTGCCCAGACTTTGTCGTAGGCTCTGGATGCTCTTCGATATATTGATTTACATCAAACTCATCTTCGATAATCGGCTTCCCTATGTCCCCTTTGTAATCGTAAGTAGCCAACAAATCCTCGACTTCGTCCTCATCAAAGCCTGTCAAAGACACGTCTAAATTGATATCTCGCAATAATGCAGCAAGTTTCTCTTCATCCCAGCGACCAGAAATCTTATTGAGAGCCACGTTGAGGGCTTTTTCTTTATCCAGTGGTAAATCTACAACAGACACTTCAACCTCATCGTAGCCGCCAAGATATGAAGCCACAGCGACACGCTGATGACCTCCGATCAGATTACCTGTCCTCTCATTGAAAATTGGCGGATCAATAAATCCAAACTCTTCAATAGATCTCGATAGTTTTTCAAATTCCGGCATCCCTGGTTTGAGTTCGATTCGCGGATTATAATCTGCTGGTTTTAAATCAGATAATTTCATCTTAACGATTCGCATTTATATTTATTCTCCTCACATGCTTAGCTATTTCTATTTGAATTTTAGGATCAAAAAAGAAGCCTTGTCCGAGATAGATCAATTTGCATTGATCAATAATATCGGGATCGGCTTCTGTTGATAGTTCAATTATTGAATAGTTCTTTTTAATTTGAATCGAAATAACATTTCTGTTTTTTGGGCGTTTATCATTTAAACTGATGTACCAAAAGTTATCACCGTACTTTTCCACATAAAATCAACCTCTCTAATTAAAATCAAAAAAGCAGCCCAATAAATGAGCTGCCAGTTTCACGTGATTTAATCAACCAGTTAATTTTTTATTGTGAGTAATCTAAATTAGGTGGTCGATCGCTTTCCTTATCTTTCGACACTACCATAATATCTCTTTGAATGATGGTTATGCATCGTTACTTTTTCGGCTCTTTTCCTTGCTAATAACTGGAACTAGCGGGGAAGTTTCCGATTTTTTAATCGTAATTTGAAGTTCGTGACAGAACTGAAGCATCGCTTCTTTAGATTCATAAGTAACAACATCTTTCCCAACAGGCACAAGATCCAAAACTTCAGTCACTGAAAATCCTTGAAGATACCGCAATATAAAAATCTGCCTTCGTCTCTCCGTAACATCAACTTTTATAGGATGAGATATTGCAGTAAAACCTTTAGCAAAAAGTTGGTGCAGCTCCTCGAATTCCGCAAGGTCATCCTCCCGCTGAATTAGCAGTCGTTCAGCTTCCCCGCTATTGTTGTTTTTTGTTGACGGAGGAATCAAACTGAATGACTGCGTGACCTTTGGAACTCTTGGCTGCCCGACTTTTTCTCTTGAATTTTTATAAGCTCGAAGAAAGACCTCAAAATTCTTCTTAGTTAATGCCATGTCAATATCATTGTCGCTTGGTACTTCGTATTTACTTACATCGAAAAGTGCCATGACCGCGATTCCCCCTTGTGATATACTAAAAATGCGAGTAATTAGTAAGAGCTGGAGGAATCCGGCTTTTTATTTCTTCTTTTTTGCTGTTCCATTTGATTCTGCTTTTTGCTGCAGCCGGCGCTTTTTCTTCTTAATCTTTGATTTAGTTTTCCCCATAGTTTTTACTCCAGTCTTTGCTATCCATTTCATAAAGCATTTCCATATAGCTGATCATTTCTTCAAGATAGTTTTCTTTCGAAATAGTATCTTCATATTGCGGTTCGGAAAGTTTTTCTTTCCTGACAACATTTGCAAAGGCTACTCCGATATTTTTAGCAGCAAAATCAAAGGTTTGCCTATACTTTTCTTGAGCCATTTCTTCTGCTCTTTCAAATAGATTTTTTCCTGAATTAATATCTGGTTCTTTTGCAGTTAGGAATGACCAATCATTTATTGTTACTTTATTACCCGCGTGAATGCTGGAAAGAAGATTATCAAATAAATTTCTCAATGAATTTGGACTTTCCGGGTAGGATTCCGCTATCTTGTACCATGCTTGCTCTTCCGTTATAGAATCATCCATACTTTCCAAAATTCCCAATACTTTTTTATACGCTTGTACACGACCATGAAAAAGTAATGCATCAGTTGATGATCCAAATTTCATTTTGTCATCAAATTTTTGTTTCTCTTCTGCCTTTAAAACCCTAATCTTTTCGAGCGTTTCTTTTTTACTCATATTTTCCTCCTCTATTGGTGTGGTTACCGGAACTTATTTCCAACTAAACTCTAATTTTTCGACCGTGTATTTCAAATTCAGTAAATTTTTTTTTGCACTTTGGTAAATTCAATAGAAATTCCCGGTAGACGATCCTTTAGTTTTGTTACCGTGCGTGGATCGCGTAATCGTCGATTCAAGTATTCATCGTTTTCATGTAATGGTGTTGTTCGCCTTAACTCAATGCAACACCCTGAATACCCTTGTTGAGCTGATTTTTTAAATGTGTTAGGAAAATCATTCTTTTCAAACCAACGATCAAACCATTTATCAAAAGACTGATCGCTGGTGCTTTTTAATTCTTCAATTAGACTCATTCGGCGTCCTCCATTCTGTCTCTGGCTTCATCATCGATTTTGTTTAGTTTTTCCACTAAATCTGCTACTTCAGACTTTGAGAACCAGAATTCGTCATATCGGTTGTCATAATCTAATATAGCTTTCCCCTCACGAGCCAGAATCGCAAATAGTGCCAACTCTTCATCTGTAAGTAGCTGCATCCTAAAACCTCCTTGATAGTTGTCGTTAGTGGACTAAATACTACCTGTTTGAAAACCATAATGTGCAGTTTCAACGCCGTCATAATCACTTATTTCCCACTCAGCCCCATCGGGTATATC